TAATCCTATTGATCATGTTGATAATAGTGTTATATATGACGGTACTGTAATTAATGTCGAGGAAAAAGTACAGATCATGTATAATTTTGTAAAGGTTGGATATGATCAGTACGACATAATTGATTTATTTGGACGTCGTTTTGTAGATCTCGAAGGTACTGCATACGAAGTTAAAGTTGATCGTCGTGGACGAAAATTCTTAGAAATCATAAAATAATAATAATTAACTAATTAAAGACTATTGGTTAATTACATACATTGGATAAAATAGGGTTCGATTCCCGGTGGTCGTGAGTAAACTTGCGGCAACCTAGATGGTAGGAGGATGCCTATGTAATTAACTAATAGTTTTTTATAAGACTATATAAAGAAATGACAATACCATATCAGTTTATGATTGTTGGAGCACCAGGTAGAGGTAAAACATATTCATTTAGAAATATGAATACTAAGACCTGTGGTTTTATAAATATGGAGGGTAAACCATTACCATTCATTAATAAATTCGAGCATTATGCTACTCCTAATACTTGGCAAGAGGCTTATACCAAACTTATCGAATTTGCCAAAGATTCCAATATAACTGAAGTCGTCTTTGATAGTTTTAGTACTTACATGGACTCTGTAATGAAAACAGCCAGAGAAACAAAGAAAGGGTAAACATAAAGTCAAGCCCTAACTCCTTAAATTGCGTGAAAGCCTTTAGAGATATATACACCACAAAATAATCTGAAAGGATGGATTTGAAGGTTGTAAAAAGTATATATATTAGGTAACCCGCAGCCAAGTTTCTACGTATAATTAATATAATTATATATGAAAAAGGTTCAACGACTATCTCGAAAGAGAGTAGATCTACGGATCGAAACAGGGAGAATTTTATATGAAAACAAATATTTACGTTTTAATTGATCCGAGAGATAATCAAATCAAATATTTAGGAAAAACCATTAAACCAATAAATAAAAGATTAAATTCACATATGATAGATAATTCTAAAAGTAGAAAATCATCATGGATTAAATCTCTTAAATCTCAAAATTTAAAACCAATCATTAAACTAATAGATATAGTAGAAGATGAATGGCAATTTTGGGAAGAATATTGGATAATAAATCTTAAAATGTTAGGAATTGATTTATTAAATCATACTAATGGAGGAGAAGGAATGTATGGATATATTCCAACTCAAGAAACAAGAGATAAATGGTCAAAAGCATTTAAGGGAAGAAAACTATCAAAAGAATGGATAAATAAGATTGCACAATCTGAGTCTATTCCTATAAAAGTATTTTCTTTAGATGGCAACCAAATATATAAATTTGATAGTATTAAAAAAACATCAGAATTTTTAAAAATAGCAGAATCTCAAATATCAAATTGTTGTAGAGGAAAAGCAAAATCTTGTAAAGATTTAGTATTTAGGCATCTAAATGATTCTTTTAATAAATTTGATATAAAATGGAATTCTAAAAATGAAATTTTACAATTAGATAAAGAAGGAAATTTAATAAAAGAGTGGTCTTCAATTATAGAAGCTAGTAAATCTTTTAATATTAAAGCTCCTAATATATCCAGATGTTTAAGAGGATTAAGAAAAACATGTAAAGGTTTTCAATGGCAATATAAAATTAAGATATAGTCTGATCTCATATGAAAGTATGAGTTAACATAAATTTGTTGACGTATTTAACCTTTATAATGAAGAAATTGCTAAACTAATGTATATATTAAAGAAGTATACAAAAGATATATTTGTAACAGCTCATTATGAATGGATACAGAATGAAGGTGGTGCAATTGAAAAACGTATAAAAATAAAAGGAAAAGAACACGAAGGAATGATTGAAAAAGATGTCACTATTGTTGCTTTTGCAGATATGCGAATTAAAAATGAAAAAAGAGAATATTACCTAAAATTAAATACTGATGGTAAAGATTCTGCTAAGTGCCCTCCTATATTCTTAGTAAATGAAGAAGATCTTATTCCTAATGATTGCAATGCATTCTTAGAACATGTAAGAAATATTTTAATAACAAATTAATAATAACAATAATAGATATAATGTACTCTTTCAAAATTTTCAAATTTACCAAAATTATATAATACATTTGTCTATACTTAACTATAACAAGTATATGAGCAAATATAATGTAACACTAGAATTACCATCTGAACAAACAACACCTGGATTTATGGATGTTGGAATCCACGAGAACGTAGAAATGACAAGGATAGAATACGGGGTATCAGAAAAAGGTAATGAATTTTTAGCTTTTTATTTCAAGAATGAAGCAGGAGAAGTAGGTTCCCATACAGAATGGATTCCTAAAGGAAATAGTACTGAAGAAATTGAAAAAAAAGAATTAAATCAAATGAGTCGTATAAAACAAATAGTAAAAACTTTTATTCCATTAGAAAGATTTGTATTTTCTGCTGAAAGTTTTGAAGAATTTGCAAAAAAGACGATTCAAATATTAGGTGATTCTTATAAAGGAATCAAGATTCGTGTAAAAATGGTTTATTCTGGTAAATACACCTCACTTCCTAAACCTTGGAAAGCTAGGTTTATTGAAAGAATGGATAATAATGGATACTATGGAGATGCAAAAGGTGAATCTAAGATTAAAATTCTATCTATAGATCCTATGACTAGGCCTTTAGCAGATGCTGTACCAACAGCAACAAATCCTTTTGAAGTTGCACCTTCATTAAGTACTAGTAATACTCCATTTTAATTCAGAAAATAACAATTATAATTATATATCGAGGCTCCTTGTAACAGAGGAGTCTTTATTTTTAATACCATGAACATATATTTAATAGAATCTATTGAAAGCGTAGGTTATGATTGCTATGATAGTTTTTGTATAGTAACTAATTCAGAAGAAGAGGTTAGAGAAATTGCACAAAAATGCGGTGCAAATGAAACTGAAACGTGGGATACAAGTGGAGGAAAATTAAAAAGCATTGAAGTTAAATTTTGGACAGTTCCTCAAAAAACAAAGATACAATTAGTAGGTAAATATATAGGAGAAGAAACAGAGTCATTTATATTAATTGCATCATTTAATGCTGGATAAAGTATGGTTACATATAAAGAAAATATTACACATTTAAATAGTAATCAAATATTTGTATTCGGTTCAAATACAGAAGGTAGACATGGAAAAGGAGCTGCATTAATAGCTAGAAATAAATTTGGAGCTGTATACGGACAAGCTAAAGGAATACAAGGACAATCTTATGCTATAGTAACTAAAGATTTAACAAAAAATACACATCCTAGTATAAGTAATGATGAAATCGTAGAACAAATTAAAGTATTATATCAGTTTGCTATGTTAAATATAGATAAAGAATTTTTAATAGCATACTCAGGGAATAGTATTAATTTAAATGGATACTCAGCAAAAGAAATGGCAAATATGTTTAATTGCTCTACTATACCTAGTAATATAATATTTGAAGAAAACTTTTATAAATTGATATGTACGACACTAGATTAACCGAAGTAAACTTATCATTAGATGGGATATTATCAAAAGTAACAGAGTATGATATATATAGATTCTATATAGGAAGTAGTTTCAATATAGGTAAAATAATGTCATCTCCTTTTAGAACAGATAAGAACCCATCATTTGGTATATTTAAAAGTAATAAGACCAGCGCATTATTATACAAAGATTTATCAAATGGTTCTATAGGTAACTGTGTTAAATTTGTACAGGAGCTATTTAATCTTACTTATAAAGAAACTTTAATAAGAATAACATCAGATATGGTTAATAAGAATCTTACTATATCTACTGAAGGGATAACTATTAAAGAAGATTATAGTTCCACCTCAACTATCATAGCTGTAAAGAAAAAGAATTTTTGTAAAGCAGACGATGACTATTGGAGTCAATTTAGCCTAAATAGAGACGATTTAAGACACTTTAATGTGTTTCCTATATCAAATTATTGGTTAAATGGGATCGTTCAACCTTGGAGCTATAAATGCGATAATCCAGGGTATGCGTATGAGATATATAACAAATATAAGATATACAAACCATTAGGATTAAAAAAGTATAAATGGGTAGGTAACTGCGGCATGTATGATATACAAGGATTTGAACAACTACCGTTAAATGGAGATTTACTTATAATTACTAAATCATTGAAAGATGTGATGGTACTATATAAACTAGGGCATAATGCAATTGCTCCTCAAGGTGAAAATCATAGTATACCTAAAGAAATTATGGATAATATAACTAAAAGATTTGCAAAAATAGTTGTGTTATATGATAATGATGAAGCAGGAGTAATAGGTGCTAATAAGATTGGTAAGAGGTATAATCTATCTAC